GGCTCGACAAGTCCACTGACACCATGGAACAGCAGGCGAAGACCATCGGCACGCTGAATGGCCAGTTATCCGACAAGAACAGCCAGTTGCTGGCAGTTGACCTGATGGCCCGTGCTAATGACAGCCTGCAACTCAGCCTGCAACAACGTAATGCGGAACTGGCGGCAGCGGCAGCCACTCGTGACCAGCGGCTAAAGGAGCTGATGAATGAAAATCCGGAAGTTAAACACTGGGCTTATACTCGTTTGCCTGATGCTGTTATCCGGCTGCAACAGCGCCCGACCATTATCGGAAGTGAGGGTTATCACGCTTACCTGTCCGGCAGTGACGCGCTGCACCCTGCCAGCCAGCCAACTGGTGACCAACGGTGATTTACTGGCGGCAAAGAACACCGCCGAAGTTGCCTGGGCGCAATGTGCCGCCCGCGTGGATATGATTGTGGACTGTCAGGAGCAACAGCATGAAAAAGCCCGATTCCCTGCGTCGAGCACTGACTGACTCTGTCCGCTATCTGCGTGACAACCCGGATAGCTTGCATGTTTTTGTGGATGACGGGCGAGCTATCAGCACTGGCGTTCCGTGCCGGGGATGGGAATATCAGTACACCCTGAATATCGTGGTGACGGATTTTTCCGGTGACCAGAATTTACTGATGGCTGCGATTCAGGAATGGCTGTCAGTCAATCAGCCCGACGTAATGGCTAACCCAGATAAACGGGAAAAAGCGGTTCGCTTTCAGGTCGATATTCTTAGCCATACGACCTGCGACATTAGCTATTATCTGGATCTGACTGAGCGGGTGATTGTTAGCGTCAATGGTGACATGGCAACAGTGAAGGCAATTGATGAACCTGAAAGCCCTGAGTGGCAGGACAATTACTGGCTGAAACACCATGGATAATATTCATCAGGTTGAAGACTGGCTTAATGCGCTGCTGGAGAAACTCGGTCCTGCAGAACGCCGCAAACTGATGCGTGATGTGGCCACTAAGCTACGCCAGCAACAGCAACAAAACATTAGAATGCAGAAAAACCCGGACGGCAGCGGGTTTGAACCGCGTAAAGCCAGTGGCAGAGCAAAGCAAGGTCGGGTTAAGCGTCAGATGTTCAGTAAGCTGCGCACCGCAAGGTACATGAAAACTCGCACCACTGCTGATACCGCTGAAGTTGGATTTGATGCGAAAGCACAACGCATAGCCCGTGTTCATCATTACGGGCTGCGCGATAGGGTGAGGAAAGGCGGGCCAGTCTTGGTTTATCCTGCTCGCGAGCTACTTGGTGTAAATACTACTTCTAATAATGTCATCTGCAGCCTAATTTTTAATTACCTGTCAAAGTGATTGAAATGTCGTATATTTAAGGTTCTTTAATAACGTAGTTTAAATATTGAATCTACAGGGAGTTTTTTAAATTCTTCGTGGGTTTTATTCAAAGCAATGCGTCTAGCGTCGAAATCATCGTGCAGAAGAGAAAAATCTTTAATTCTTGCAAATGAAGGTTTTTTTTCATGTTCACTTTTTTTATTTTTTATGGAGAGAAAAATGCTCGTCATTAGTATGCACATCTCCAGTGTTTCTGCTAGCGAGGAGTCTAGGGTTGCGCCATTTATTTCGTTTAGTTCAGTGTTCCATCTGGATATGGAGTCATATTCAACTCTTGCTTCTGAATTCGAATCCATAGCTTTTTTAATGATTGCATATATTTCATTGTTGTAATTTTCAAAGGTTTGAGAGTAGAAATCCTTGTCATCAATACAAATTTTAATTCCTATTAGGTTTACATGAAAAGTACCAAAACTATCTACGCAGCGATCAAGGTTTGATAGAAGGTTGTCAATTTTATTAATGGCGAAGTCGTGTGTTTTTTCCTTGAATATTTTATCGATGTTTTTAATGGCAAGTATTGCTGCAGTTGCAATAACACAATTTGTCAATGCAATGATGATGTCACTAGCTGTACCGGTATATGTTGGGGCATGTGAATAGGCTTGCAACAAAACATACAGAAAAACAAAAAAAGCCACAACTAATAAACAGAATACAATAGTGATTAACATTAAATTTGTAATTTTGAGTTCTTTTGCAACATTCTTCATGCTTACTTTTCCCCTGCCAAAATTTTGTATGTTTCATATTTTATTGAATATATCCCCGATTAATGGAGGTTGTTTATAAACATTTACCAGAACCTCGTCTGTAATCTTAGCAACTAATTGTGAGCATGTATGGAATGCAGCCTTGTAGGTATTAAGATCCGGCTTTAAATATTCATCGGGGACGGTGGTAATTCCTGCCTCTTTTGTTTTTCTTATGTATGTATCATTTTTAATCCATCTGTTATGTACCCCAAGGTCACGTCGTGCTTTTATTTCGATGTACTCCATCCATTCATTTTTTATGACATCTGGCTTAACCCCCAATAAATCACAAATACCTCTCATGTAATCTAAAGGTTTGGCATATAATATTGTGTTTAAATGTTCTCTGGCTTTGTACTCTATGATTTCATCTTTAGATAGCTCTAATAACATTTTTAAATCGCATGTTGCTTTAGCCATTTTCAATGGTTGTTTTTTTAATGCTATAAGCGCCATTTCGAGCAGGTAATCCTCAAAGGAAGACACTAAATTACTAAAGCACAATGCAGGCATGTGTTTAAAAAAAACATCGTTTTCATTTTCGTTTTTAGATGAATGTTTTAATGCATTCAATAGAGTTGAATATGAATTCATTAGTTTTGTGTTTTTAGTCTCAAACGCACATGTTACAGAGTTATTAAAAAATGTGATTGTCTCAAATAAGGTCGTAACATTGGCAAAAAAAGAGGCAGATAAAAAATCAATTTGTTTCAGATCTTCAGAGTATTCCATTTGCTCCCCTAAAATTCAGAATTATCACTTGCATGAATCTATTGTGTAGTCGTCTGTACACTCCTGTCCAATAGTTTTCTTATTTTAAAAGACCCAATATAGAAGTATGAAAGCAGATACTACCGAAATTATGCGTCTCCTGAATAACTTGCACCGTACCGGCACCGTCCTTGAAGTGAATCTACAGGATGGATTATGCCGTGTGCAGACGGGCGAGCTGCAAACCACCTGGTTGAACTGGCTCACAACGCGTGCCGGTCGTTCGCGCACATGGTGGGCACCGTCTGTGGGTGAACAAGTGTTACTGCTGAGTATCGGCGGTGACCTGACCACCGCAATTGTGTTACCTGCCATTTACTCCGATGAACACCCCGCACCATCAGCGTCAGCCGATGCATTTCACATCACGTTCCCGGATGGTGCTGTGATTGAGTACGAACCGGCAACCAGCGCACTGACCGTCAGCGGCATTAAAACTGCCATGGTATCGGCGTCCGAATCGGTGGATGTGACCGTGCCGGTGGTGACCGTGAAAGCCAGCCAGCAAATTACCCTGGACTCCCCGGAAGTGGTCTGCACCCACAAACTGACCACCGGCTCACTTGAGGTTCAACAGGGCGGCACGATGAGCGGCAACATTACGCACAGCGGAGGCGCTTTGTCCTCAAATGGCATTGTAGTTGATACGCATCAGCATAACGGCGTGAAGTCCGGTAGTGATAACTCAGAAGGCCCAATCTGATGAGATACCTCGGCATGAACCAGCAAAGCGGTACCCGCCTGACAGAACTGGACCACGTGCGCCAGTCGGTGCGTGACATTCTGCTGACGCCGGTCGGCAGCCGCCTGATGCGGCGCGAATATGGCTCGTTGATACCTGACCTGATTGATGAAGCGCAGAACCCTGCGACACGGTTGCGGGTAATGGCGGCAACGTATGGCGCGTTATGTCGCTGGGAGCCACGTATCAGGCTGACCACGATCAATATTACCAGCGGTACTGATGGCTCAATGATGGTTGACCTGACCGGAGTCCGTACCGATGGCGGCCCGGTGAATTTATCTGTCGGACTGGGAGCGAGTGCATGAGCATTGTCGATTTATCACAACTGCCACCGCCACAGGTGGTGGATATTCCGGATTTTGAAACGCTGTTTGCGCAGCGCAAAGCGTATTTAATCTCGCTCTACCCGACAGAAGAACAGGCCGCAGTGGCCCGCACTCTGGCTTTGGAATCCGATCCAGT